GCGACGCTGGCCACGCTGGTCACGAACCTCAACGCCAACGTGTTCCTTGGAACGTTTGGCACTTGGGCGGTCGATCCCACGGGCACGCTGCTCCAGCTCACCGAGCCGGTTGGTGCCACCAACGTTTTGGACGTGTTCTTCCAGCAGAACTGAAGCAACTCACCGGGGGTCTGCGGGCTGTCCCGTGGACCCCCTCTAAACTATGTCCAGCTATTCAATGGCCTCGGGGTCGATGGCGCGTCAGGCGCATTCCGAGGAAGAGTCGGGCGAGGTGGAGTTCAATCCGCCTCAGGATTTGGACTCTGATCTCAAGGGCGATTCCGGTCAGGCGGAGTGCTCTTGGGAGCGCAAGCCGGATGGCAAGATTTGCATCACGGCGATCAACGGCGTGTCTATCGGGCCGGAGAAGCCCGAGCAGGCCGAGAAGGAGTCACCCGAGAAGGAGTCACCCGAGGAAGATGCAGGCGAACAGGGAGAGGAACCTTAATTATGGCAAACAACGGAACACCAACGACGGTGCAGAACCTCATTTCTGGGGTGTCTGCCTACACGCCGATTGCTGAAAGCGATCTCATCCGGTACACGATCATCCAGCTCAACAACGCGCTGGCAGGACTGGCGACCAACGCCGCTCCGACCACCCAGCAGATTGAGGATTCGGCCACGCAACTGGAGCAGCTCCAGAGCCCGAAGATGCTGAACGCAATCCTGCTTCAGTTGGTGCTCTCGCTCTTGGGCGGGGCCACTGGCCGGAGTCAGATCATCTATGGGTCCGGGGCACCGAATGGTGTCGCCTTTGGTACCATCGGCGACCTGTATGTGGACATCGCGGCGTTCGGACTCGCTTCGCGGTTTTACGTGAAGAATACCGGTCAGGGCACCAATACTGGCTGGACGAACTCGTAAACTCCCATGGCCACATGCTCCGCGCAGGCCATTCTGACTGACGGCATCGGCTTTCGCCAGCTGGTGCCGTACAGTGACAGCATGGCTGTGGCCCTGTACCAGCTCGCACTCATCGCCGGCACGTCGGAGACGGCCCAGCAAATCTTCGCCCGCGCCGGCCAGTTCCGCGCCCTGCAACCGCAGGATGCAACGGCAGTCGCCCTGCAACAGCTCTGTATCTGGTCCCCATGAGTTCTTCCTGCAACGCCCAGACCCTACTTACCGCCGCCTGCAAGGCGGGGTTCCGCGATCTAGTTCCCGAAGCGGACTCGATGGCGGTGATGAACCAGCTGTTGTGCGACATCAATGGTGGTGGAGGGGGTGGGTCAGGCGGCAGTGTTTCCCCGGCGCATATCACCGCAGGTCAGGGAACACTCTATTGCCATGCTGGAGCTTCCTCCGGTACCGGCAGAATCGCAGTTACCGCCAAGGTTGCAGGTGGCAATTTGAGGTTGGTGTATCCGGGGTATTACACGCCCGTAGGTGCTCCGGCGACATTTTTGAACCCGGTCAGGGTCAGGGCATCGCTTCAGAAGTCGGATGGTGCAGGGAATCCTACCGGGTCCGCTATTCCGGTCACTTTCGATCAGGTTTTGACCGGCGTGGTTCAGCCCGGAGGTTTTCTTACCAGTGACCCCTGCCCAATCGCTCTCGCAGCCGGTGAACTTTTCTTCGTCCTCACCTATACGGACAACTCGGCGCAGTATTACTCAAACAGGTATCTGACCGGAGTGTCCGGAGAACAGTGGGCGGCTGGGACGAATGCAACCCTGACGCTGGCGGGATTCGATACTGTGGTGAATTCTCAGGCAATCGACGTGTATGCGCCGGCCCTGATTCTTGCACCGGTTACGGAGTCCAACCGAACTGCGGTGATGGTCCTTGGTGACAGCATTGCCTACGGTGAGTACGCCAACTACACGCAGACGCGAGGTTTTGCCTCGACGGCAATCAGTCAGACCCGTCCGGTGGTGAATGTCGGTATCGGCGGAAGCACTGCCCAGAATTGGGCGGACCTTTCGATCTCTGGCAGCGCATATACCGTAATGCCGTTTGTGCGCGACGTGTTCATCGAGCCGGGATTCAATGACGTTTCCTTGGGTATTCCGGCAGCAACAATTTACGCGAATCTCGCAACCATTTACGGCTATTGCAGGGACATGGGCGCTCGGAGGGTTATCGGATGCACGATCACTTCGCACCCAACCTCAACCGACCTTTTTGCGACAACCGCCAATCAGACGGCAAGCGCCAACGAGGCCATCCGGCTTGCGCTGAACGTGCTCATAACCGGTTCAGCGTTGATTGACGGATACTTCGACCTGTCCGCAGCTTTGGCCTACTCCGGTAATGCCGCCCTGCGTCGTGTCAGCACGGCATCGCAGACCACTTCGGCGACAATTTTCTCTGGTATTGCCGGAGCCATCAGCAGTGCGGCGGCGGTGCATAGCGTGTCTGCGGACCAGACGTGGCTTGGCTCTGTGATTCAGGCCAACAGTTCTGCCGCCTTTATCCAGTCGGTCAAGAATGCCATTGAAGGCTGGATTGGGTTCACCAAGCCCCTGCCCGGCGGGCTGAACCCCGGCGATCCGTTCCTTATCACTGACCAGTGGACGGCGGATGGTGTTCATCCGTCCGGTTTTGCCACCGCATATGTCGTGAGCCAGTTCAACACCGCCGTCCTTTTCCCGTGAAATGAATCCTGATTTTCCACAGAACCTCACGTTCGATAACGTCACGCTGGTAAACGGCGTGACCATTTCTGGCACTGCGGCATTCTCGAACGCCGTAACGGTTGGGGGGACTCTCGGTGTCACTGGCGCTACCACGCTGAGCACTCTGGGAGTTTCCGGTGCAGCCACTCTTGGTTCTGCAACGGTCACGGGGGCTGCAACCGTTGGAACTACTCTCGGTGTCACTGGCGCTACCACGCTGAGCACTCTGGGAGTTTCCGGTGCAGCCACTCTTGGTTCTGCAACGGTCACGGGGGCTGCAACCGTTGGAACTACTCTCGGTGTCACTGGCGCTACCACGCTGAGCAATTCCCTGAGTGTCGGTCAATCTGCCACGATTGCCGGTCTGCTTGGAGTTACCGGCGCAGTCACGCTTACAAGCCCTTTGCTGTCGGTTGGAAATCCTTCAAACAATGGATATGCTCCAACCGTCCAGTACATGCTCGCCACTTCAGGCGGGGCAGTTTATGAGCTGGATTCTTATGGTGGAACAACCGGCTTCTACACGACCACTGCCGCAAATACACAGGCCACTCCGCAGGCGTGCACGACCAGCAACGAGAACCGGTGGCTTGCAGCATTTTACAACGGTACGGCCTACAAGATTGGCGGCGGAATCGAATTCATCCCGCTCAACACGCATACCAGCACTGACAGCGCGGTCTGGTGGAACATTGCCGGTACTGCTCCGGCGACGAATACACGTGTCAAGAACGTTGCCGGTTATGCGCTCGGAATGACGGTTTCGGATACGGCGGCAGCTATTCCAGTTGCAACCGCCGTCCTAGAAGTCGATTCGACCACCCGTGGCTTTCTGCCGCCGCGCATGACCACGACTCAGAAAAACGCAATCAGCTCGCCGGCAACCGGACTTGTGGTGTTCGACACCACGCTGGCAAAACTGTGCGTGTATGGTGGATCTGCGTGGCAGACCATCACTTCCGTCTAACCCACATGAGCCGCGAAGACCTGAAGGCCAACACCGTCAACGACCCGAAGTTCTGGCTGGGTCTGTTCTCGTTCCTCATCATGTACGCGAGCACGCTGATCTACCTTGGCCGGCTGGAGGAGCAGCTGAAGAATCTTGAGGGTGTCCGCGACCGGGTGATCCGCACGGAGACACGCGTGGACAATCTGGATACGCGGGTGCATACTATCGAGGCTTCAACCGGCATCGGTTCCAACCGTGAGCTGTACCGAACCAAACCGTAATTTATGGCCAAAAACAAAGTCAAAACACAGACCACCACCGCGCCTGATCCGAGACAGCTTCCGCCGTCCGTGCCCATCGGTCAGGGCAAGTACATGGATGCTGCGGTCAAGTCGAAGACCACCACCCGGAGGATCCTGTCGTGAAAACTATCTTCGCGCTCTCCGCCGTCCTGCTTCTCGCCGGCTGCGGCATGCTCACCAATCCGGTCGTCACGCAGGTTCCGGTCATCAACCCGGCCTCCACGAACGGCTCCGTCGTCACGAACATTCCGCCGCAGACGGTTTCGCTGGCGATCACCAACGATGTCATCACGTACATCACCAACACGCCGCCGCCGCAGGTCATCACGCATACCGTGATCCAGCCGGCCTCGACGAACTACCTGAGCGTCACGAACTATGTGCCGAATCCAACCCTCCTGAGCGCCTTGGACACTGCCAAGACGGTCAACCAGAGCGTCAATGTCACACCCACGTCCGCGCCGATAAACATGGCGCTCACGGCGCTCGCCGGTCTGGCTACGCTGGCTGCCGGTTACATGACCAACAAGGCGAACAAGACGGGCACGGCGCTTACCACGGCGCAGAGCGTTTCCAGCACCATCATCGGTGCCATCGATAAGCTCGCACCTGAAATTGCCAACGTGGTCAAGCCAGCGGTTCAGGCTGCCGGCATCAAGGCTGGTGTTGCCGATGACATCCATGCGGCGGTTCAGGCTGCCACTACGTAGAGACCCTGAAACTAATCAGCCCCGGCCTCTTGCGAGACCGGGGCTTTTTCGTCCTCCGGGGTTTTCGGCACCAACGCCTGACGTGTGGGCGCTGAATTCCGAGCGTATGCCCTCTGTGCCTGTCCCACTCCCGGCTTAGGGATTCATGTGGTCCCACTTCATCTCTGGCGTGTGGCTTCGCAACCACTCAACCGGATTGTCCCGGTCCGGGATTTCAACCAGTTCGTAGTCCTGAAACTTGGGACGCCTTGAGCATTCGATTTCCAGTGCTGCCTTAAACTGGTCCGGCTGGTGATCGAACAGGCATAGCAAACCGAATTTTCCATTCATGCTTTTGAATGCAAGCTGGTTCCGTCTTGGTCCGCAGAATACCGATTGCGGGTCAGGCAGCTGGGATACTTCTTTCAGGGTCATAATCAGCCTCCCACCCCCGGCGCATTCTCAATCGCCGCCATCGCCGCCGCGAACCCTCCGCCGCCGTTGGATTCCTTTCGCGGAGCACGCCGGCCCTCGCCATCGCCCTTGTTGCCGACTTCGGGGTCGCTGATTTCGTAGCCCTTCAGCTTCTCCTCAAGACCGGCGATCTTCTCCTGAAGCGCCGCGTTGCGGATGAGCAGGACCGGTGTCGCCGCCGCCCGTGCCGCCACGTCCGCCTTGGCGTTGCCCCAGAACTGGAGTGCCTCTTTCTGGGTGTTGAACTTCGGGACACCTTTGCCGAACAGGGCCACATCGGTCAGCACCTTGACCGCATCCATGCCGGCCTTCTCCTTCTCGTCGGTGGGCGACCAGATTTCAGGGAACCTATCGGAATAGGACTTGAACCGCGTGTCGTAGATACCCTGACCTACTGCCTGCAACTCCTCCGTCTCACGGGCCTTGGCCTGCTGATGCTCGGTGCCCTTGTTGCGCCACGTCTCCAGCGCCTCCTGTTTCTTGGCTTCCATGCCACGCAGCCGGGAACGGGATTCCAGAACGGCGGGGGCCGCATCGGGACCGAATAGCTCGCGGGCTTTCTTGTTGGCCTGAATCGTGTTCGCGATACTAATTATGGTCCTGAAATCTTCTGCCGTGGTCTTCCGAGGAACCCCATCCACTTCCACCTCCTGATCTACTAATTCATTTTCCAAATCCTTCCACGCTTTCGTGAATGGCTGGACGTGCTCCCGGTCGAAATCCGGTGACTTCTCGTAACCGACGATGCGTAGGTTCTCCTCCGCAGCCTCACGACCCTTGCGTTCGTTTTCTAGGTCGGCTTTCCACTTGGCTTCCAACTCCGGGGAAGCGGGACGCGCCTCCAGCGCCTTGATCTTGGCATCGCGCTCGGCGAGCTGCGCCTCGGTCTGCTCCAGCTTCGTCTTCGTGGTCTGGAACGCATCACGGAGCCGGTGGGGAGCCTTGTCCCATGACAGTTTCTCCTCGGCAGCTGTCTTGACCGGAGCCTTGGTGGCGTCCGTCTTGGCAGTGGGTGGCGGAGTGACCGGTGCCTTCTTCTTCGGGATGAACTTGGCAATTCCAAGATCGTCGGCCTCTTCCTCGGCGGCGGGAGACTTGGCCTCAACCTTCTTTTCCGGTTCCGGTGTTTCCGGTGTCTCGGTTTCTTCCACCTCCGGGACTGAAGGCTTCTCCCCAGGTTCAACGCGGGTGAGTTCTTTTGTCTCCATGTCCCCGATCATTTTGTCGAGGAAGGAGTGGTCTGGCTGTTGGATTTCGCGTGAGGGGTCCGCGACGGCTGATGCGCCCTCAATTTCTTCTGGCATGATAGGTGACTGTTATTGTGGTTTTCGGACGGGAACGGGGCCGCTGCGGACCGTGGTATCGGTCAGCGGTTCATCGAGCGGGTTGCGCTTCGGGGGTTCGGGCGGGAGGGTGAACTTGGCGATGCGCTGCAACAGTTCCGCCGCACCCTGCCGCTTGGCGTTCAGGGCGATGGCGGTTCCGCCGTCAACCGCAGAACCGAGGTCGATGCAATATTGCGTGAACACGGCCTGCAACGCCTCTTCGGCGATGGCGTTCTGGAAGGTTGAGGTGAACCATTTGCGGTTGTCGCCACGGTTTAGGTAAAGGTCTTGGGGGGTCATGCTTCGTTGATTGATTGGACAGATTCAATTTCAACTTTCATCTGGTCCGAAGCGTACTTGAGAGCCGATTTCAGACTGCGTGTGCTGAAAGTTTTTTGAAGAACATGATCGCTCCCAATCTCCCAATGGTAAATTCGAATCAAATCAGGGAAATAGACGCGCTCCAAAATAACTCGCGTAGATTTGAACTCCACGAACCTTTTCAGCTTTTTCGTCTTCTTGGGCTTAATCTTTATCGGATTCTTCAGCTTCTTTTTAGCCATAAATCATCACTCCTTCGCCGTCGCAGCCGCCGCCTGCTTCGCGCTCCCGCGCTTGATCTGGATGTCCGCCGCCGTCTTGGCCGCGTCCAGAGCCACGTCAACCTTGTGCTCGGTGTGCTGCTGCTGCATGTCCTGCAACTGCTGGGACGTGTCCAGCGCGTGCTGCTGCTGGCGGTGCTGCTGGGTCATCTGGAACTCCACGGCCTGATTCTGGAGCGAGAGCTGATGCGACTGCGCCTTCTGCTGCATCTGCTGCTGCGCCTTCGCCGCCTCAATGGCCACCTTCGGGTCTTGCTGTGGCTGCTGCGCCTTCATGGCCTGCTGCGTGCGCTGGATGAGCGCCTTCAGCTCGTTGTTGATTTGGGCCATGTGATCCTTGGCCTGTTTCGACCATTGGACGGAAGACTCATCACCTGCGATGAACTGCAACTCCTGTTCGATTGTCGTTGAGATGAAGGCATAGCCATCCAGCGTCTTCATGTCGGTCATCTGGCCCGCATTCATTGCCATCACGGCGGCTTGGACCACCTCGGCCAGCGTTGCCATCAAGGTCGCCGTGTATTGCTTGTGGTCAACGGAGGTGGTTAGAGGGACGGAAATCTTCTGCATCAGTGTGCCCCAAGCCAGACGGGCCACTTCAATCGACCATGATGCTGACACCTCTGCATCTGGCATCATGGAATCCGCGAGACCGGGATTGTCAGAGTAAATCGCAAAAGCCAGCTTTGAAATATACCGCTGAACCTCTGGTCCAAGCTGGGGAGCCAGTCCACGAAGCTCTCCGATCATCGTCATCTCAATGGCCTTGTTGCCACCGCCGATGGACCGCTGTGCCTTGATGATCCACGCATCCGGGTTCTTCCAAATGGCCTTGTCCACACCCTGCTCTTCGCACTTACGACGAAACGCATTGCAATCAGGGTGATCCAGTGTGGCGAACCTGCGGGCCAACTGCTCCCAGAAAATCTCCATGTCGTCCATGCCGTCGGAAATCGAATCCGAGATCATGGCGTTCCGGTTGTTTGCGTCGGCGACAATCTGCGTGGCCGTGGGCGGCTGGCCATTCGTATTCTCGCTGTTTTCAGCCACCACCGAGGACATATCGGTGAGGCTCCGGGTCATTCCTCCGATCACTTGAAGGATGTTCTGCCAGTTGAGGTTCAGCCGTTCCTGCTGCGGAATCACCGTCACCCCATCGGGAATCACCCCGTAGTTATAGAGGTCGATGTTCTGGACCCGTTCCTTGTCGCCGGAACCGTCCACCCGGAAGTACATGTTCATCGACTCGACAAAAGAGTCCATCATCTTGCACTTCATCCGGTTTCACCAGATGCCCCACCGTGTACAGCATCATGCCGGTCGAACGGACGTTGTGCCACCGGAACGGGGCCACCGGGTTCATGTCGGCGAACAGGACGTGCAGGATGGCGTTCAGGTCATCCGCATAGGGGCGGTTTCCGGGGTTGAACAGGAACTCATTCTGGACCGGCTTGTCGCCACCTGAAATGCCGGCGTAAGGCTCGTTCACCCGGTCCAGCAGGATGCGGCGTACCCACTGTTCCTTGCCGCGAATCTCCTTTTTGAAATAGAAGTCGTAGCAGCGGATGCGCGGCGCGGCGTCGATGCCGATGTAGGCGCTGTTCTCCACCAAGTCCTGACCAAACTTCTCGGGGAACTGCCAGTTGTTCGTTTGCGCGTTCGTGGCCACCGACCCCAGCTCCGTCTCCATCTTTTTGCAGAGTGCGTCCACCAGCGGCATGTTCCAGCCGGGGTCCACATACTTGCCGGAAGTCATCTTGCGAAGCTCGGCGAGGGTGAACGTGGTGAAGACGGCGAAGTAATCGAGGTTCGACCGGTCACGCAGGGTCAGTGATGGGACCAGAATGTCCTCCACGCCTCGGGTATGCGGACACCATTCCTCGCGCTTCGTCCAGACCGACGGGCCGGGGCCGTGCAATCGGGCGGAGGAAATCTTGGACTTCAGCACCTCAGTCAGCTTGTGACTGCGCTTCAGCCGCCGGTTGATCTCGTTGGAGATGGTCATGCCCCACTCCATGCGCTTCGCCTGCGGTCCGGTGTCGAGCGCCCAATCGAAGTACCGGGGTGGTTTCAGGTACGCCTGCCGGTCCTGAAGCTGTGCCGTGGCGATGGCCCGGCGCATGTCGAGGAAGTTGGCGTTCGTGAAAATCTTGTTGTCCATCGCCTCGCGCTCGGTGAACGGCGGGGCACCGACGGCCAGCGCGTTGATGCGCTCGCGGTTGGCGGCGCGGGGCACGTCCGCCCAGACCATCTGGTAGATCGTGAACCAAATGTCATCGGCGGATTTGAAACTCATGGCGGAGGATTGGGCATTTCCGGCGCGTATTGCAATACCGCAGACCATGCGGCCCGGAACTTGTCAACGCTCAATTCCCGGAGGACCGTTTTGCGCGCCATTTCGCCCATGCGCCGATTCAGGTCCGGGTCGTTCACCAGCCGGTTCACGTACTCCCGCATTTCCTGCAAAGAGTCCGTGGCCCTGTTGCGCGTGATAAAGCAGTTCAACCCCGAAAATAGGAACCGGGGCAGGTCAAGCGATGCGCCAAACACCACGGGAATCCCTTGCGCCATCATTTCCATTGGCGACATGCCGCAGGAATCACCGTTCACAATGTTAATTCCAACCGCAAGGCTTCGCGTCTCCTCCAGCAAGGCGTCCAGACCTTCGGGGGAAGAAAACTTGCCCATGAACGCCGAGTTGTGGTGTCCGATGCCGATGGCATCGTGTCCCCACAGGATTGCGTTGGCGATGATGGCTTGCTCCCCGTGCAATCCGTTGTGAACAAAACCGACTCTTGTGGGCAGCTCGTAACGGCGGGGCGGAAACATGGCTTCGTCGAAGCAAAACCACACCCAATGCATCTTCGGGCTGAAACACAGTTCCCGATGCGTCCACATCTTGTGTTCCGACACGCTGACAAAAGCGTCCACCTTTTCCAAAACCGCATCGGCTGCGTTCAGGCCGTGGCCGTATTCGTTGTGGTCAATGAACACCGTCCGTTTGGCGTCCACATTTCCCATCGGAAACAAATCCCAATGGTCGGTCACAAGCGCGTCGTAAACGCCCGACCAAGGCTCCCAAGTGGCATTGGGCGGCAGCGGTCGGAAAATCTTGTCCCATTTGTCCACGGTGAACTGGACTTCTGGAAACGCCCGCATGAACATGTAGGCGTAGGGCGTGTGCCGGCCTGACCAAGCGATCCTCATACGTCATACCCCCGTTCCCGCAACCACGGTTTTGCCAGATTGGGATGGTCTCCGTTAAACACCCGGCAGGCTGACAGCGGAATGTGCTGCTCGAAACCTTTCCGTTTGTCCTCCAGCATCGTGTCCAATGCCGGGTCGTAATTCGTCCCGGTAAAGGCAAGATGCATCGGTTTGGCCTTGGCCACGTATTCTTCCGTTCGCCGGATGAATCCGTAGTGGAAAATGTGCGGCCGATCCAAAAGGACGGGCTTTTCCGCAAGGATGGATTCGGCGTCGCCCACATAGGTTGAATCAATCGGCCCGCAACGGATCACCTTGTCGTTGCAAACCCGGCCCGAAGGGACCAAATGCCGGTGGTCGATCCAAAAATTCAACCGGTGCAGCGCGCAGGGATGGGCCTGTATGTAGTGCCTAAACCATGCCGGATCAACCGCCTCCAAAACTTCGTCCGCCTGCAATCCGATGTGGTGCGTGCAACCCGATTCCTTGAGCGCCAGCCGCGACACGTTGGACAAATCAGAAAGCCAGCCGCCCCAGCCGCCGGGGTTTGGTTTCCACGGGGCCGCGAGCACGCGCAGTTTGGGAAATTCCTGAACCAACTCCATGAGGATACTGCGGGTGCCGTCATCAGATTCGGCATCGACAATGGCCACCTCGTCACACACGGGCAGCAATGACCGCAACGCAATCTCAACGCAGTAATCGAATTCGACCGCGTTGTGAATAATCATGGAGCCGCCAAGTTTCATTTACGTAATACAAAAATCCCCACGCCGTTCCACCAGCCTCCGCCGTCACCGTCGGGGCAAGCAATCTGCCGCTGGTACACAACCTTGTATCCCGATGCGTTGATGCCACGCATGACCGCTTCCTTGACATGCGGCCAATTCCAATCGTCCACAAGGTAAATGAACTCGGCGGCAAGACGCGATGCATACTCGCGCAATGCCCGCTCATGGGCGTCTTTGGAATGGCAGCCGTCGTAAAAGAAGAGGTCGATTTTGCCCTCGGGCACCTGAACAACGGTTTCGGGAAGCCAGCAGTCGCCAAACACCAAATAGGCTTCCGGCGCGTACTTTTTGGCGTTGGCCGTCAACGTTTCCCGCTTCCCGTCAAACTCGCTGAAGTTTTCGATGGCAATCGCATCCAGACCGTTCCCGTAACAGGTTGATGTGAGCGATGCGCCGTGAAGCGATCCGATCTCTAGATACGAAGTGCAAAAATGGCCAAGGTTGTTCAGCAGGTGGCGAAACTTTTCCCCGCAGAATCCGCCCACGGCTCCGATCACCTCGGAAGTCAGGCTGGATTCTTTTGCTTCCGCCCTTTCAAGGCACGCTTCGATGATTTCGGTCATGGTCATATCTTCACCCTCGCAATCTGGGACAGCCGTTCCGCCGTCAAGTTCTCTTTGCCGATGTCCTTCCACGCCCAAAACGCCCCGGCGGTGTCGCCATTCGGAAACTGGTGATAACGCGGCCACGTCCAAGTTTCGTAGCCAATCGCCTCAAACATTTTAGGCGTCCAAGCCGAATGATGGCCTCCGGGGCCGTCCTCAATGTTCATCCACAACTCGCCCAGCGGCGTGAACACCACGATTCTCTCGGTCATCGACTCCAGCTCTTTCAGGAGCTTCATGGCCGGCTCTTGGTAAAGATGCTCCACCACATCCAGCAGGTACACCACGCCAAACTTTTTTACGACGTACATGCTGGGCACCTCGAGGATGTCCATTTCGATCATGCCGTCTGGAGGATTCTCGCGGCGCACCAAATCCACGTAAGGTCATCTGTGGCAGCCGGCGCGTGTGCGACGCGTTGCAACACCCGAGGTCTAGGCCGGGAGCCTTGTAAAGCTCCCACACCATGCGGGACGATTCCTTGGGTTCTCCAATCCGGTCAGTGACAGTCATCGCATGGGCGGGGTTGAGAGCAGGTAATTTTTCCAGCGTTTTGAAAACAGCGCCTCGCCTTCCTGAAGCAGCTTCATCTTCATGGGCGATGTAGTTTGCGATTCGTCGTGGACGCCGGTGGCGTGCGGTTCGTAAATCAATTTCCAACCGTCCAGACGCAGCCGCAGGCAGAGGTCGGCATCTTCGGAATAGCAGTCGTACCGCTCGTCAAATCCGCCCACCGCGTAGAAAGCTTTGCGCCGCACAATGGCTGCCGCAAAGTTGATGAACTCCATCTCGGTCGGCTGGGTGAAACGATGGTCTTGGATGTGGCCAAAGTTGGTTGCGCCGACAGGCCGATGTGAGCCGGCAAAATAGAGCCGGCCATCGGGATAGCGTGTCTTGCAACCGACCACACCCACGGAAGGGTCATCAAAATGCCGGAGCATGGCTTCCACGGCATTGGGGTCCATGTAGCAGTCGTCGTTTAGGAAGAACAAGAACTCGCCAGATGAGTAACGAGCCATCCGGTTGCAAGTTTTTCCGAAGCCGTTGCGTTTACCGGTGGGGTTGGGAATTGAAATGGCCGAACAATGTTGAAAACTGGCCGAAACTGCGTCGCCATCCAGACCCAAAAGAACTTCGGATTCCCCTTGTAGTGAGAAAATGACTTTGGGAATCCGGTTCCATCCTTTCATCGTCGGAATCAGCACCGACATTCCCTTCGGAAAAACCTTTTGCCGCATCACCTTAGCCATCATTTCCACGTCCAACCGCTGACACGGCGGCGCTGCGGGGTCATGCTTTTGGCAGGTGTATGTGGAGCAATAGAGGCAGTCCACCGGAGCCTTGACCGCCAGATAGTCGGAACCATCCGTGACCCGAAGCTCCGACCGGAATGGGCCTTCAATCACACCCATGGGCTTTCGGAATGCCGCCGCGACATGCAGCAAGCCGGTGTCCACCCCCACAAAGGCGTCGCACTCGTTTATCAGCGCCATCACGCGCCGGAAACCGTTCACGTTCAGGTTGCGAACCGGACGAGGAAGCGGCCACGGGCCAAGGCTTATGAACGTTGCCTCAGGCATGGTTTCCGCCACCTTGCGCCAGTCGTCCGGGTGCGTCTGGCGGTTCTTCCATGAGCCGGAAGCCGCCGCGATTCCAATGATCGGCCTTGGAAGTCCGGCCAGCGCGTTGTGCGCCTCCTGCTTTTCTTCGTCGGTCAAGGCCAGTTGGGGAACCCGCTGGTGCCTTAGGCCATAATCGTTCTTGCGCTGAAGAAGCGATTGGATGCTGACGCTGGTGAAATCCGGTGACCGCTCGTAAGCCCAATCCAGTTCAATCGTGGGCACGTTCGGCGCAGGCTCTGTGGAAGCGATGGAAGGGTGCCCCTGAAGGCAGACACGCTCCACCTCGCCGGCAAGGAAATGAACTTCGTAACCGGCCTCGTCAATTGAATCAGCCAGCGTGGAAGACTGAATCACGTCACCAAAAGCCCCGCCGCGATGGATGTTGATCTTGGGGCGTCCCGTGGGTCTGGTGACTTCCCCCTTCGCCCAACACCACGGCGGACGCCCCTTCAGCTCGCCGACGTTCGGCACCCACACCTTGAGCGGCAGATGACAGCCGCAGAGTTCACAGCTCTTGAGGTCTGATTCACCCGGCACCACGAGGTTCAGTTTCTTGCGCAGCGAAGTCTGCTCCAGAATCTCGGCGGCAATCTTGGATTCGACCGCGTTTCCCGGCTGGTTGTGGGGACATTTTAGGCAAGCCTGTGCGCGAGTGGCAGCAACAGCAGGTTCAACCGGATCACCGCCATCGCCCATCCAACGGGCCAGAGTCGCAAGGCCGGAAACATCTTGCTTAAGGCGGTCCCAAAACCGGCTAACGACGCCCTGAGCACGTGGCGCAGGCGCTGACGAGTGTGGTTGATTTGGAGTGGTCGAGTTTTTTTTTGAGTCGTCGTCCATGCCCTCGCACCAGTTGACATGGAACTTCAGCCGGGCGGCGGTGTAGTTGAACAGCGCCTGTTCGCAATCGGCCAGATGGGTGCTGAGTCCAAGGCGCGGGTTCTGCTTGCGGAAGTTGGAGATGTTTACGGTCTGGGTGCGGCAGTCATTTGCCAGCGGGCTTGGTGCGGTCCAGCCCTCCTCCTGATACTGCCAGCCGCCGGGAGGGTGGACGCCGTGGGGGTTCTTGATGCGGAAGTTCATTCTATCGGCGTGAACGAGTAGTCGATGAGGTTCTTCGATTTTGCCCAATGAATCTTGTCGATGATGTCAGCTTTGCAGGCTTCGCAGACAGACTCCGGTGTCGGGCTTTCGTCTCGGTTCAATGACCACCACACGAACATGTGAGAGGCTTCAGATGGCGTGCATCGGCAGCAGCTCACTTCCCATCCTCCGCCACCGCTAGCTTTTTCGGGAGGCAGTCTTTGCTTCCTGTAGGTGTTGAGAAACTCGACATGCCAGCGTAATCGTCCACCCGGATTTCGGCTCCCGTTGGCAAACCCGCGACAGGACTGGATGCAATGGTGTAAACGATTGGCTCCGGTGGCTTCGGTCTGCCGCACGCCATGATGGCCCGATACAGGTAAACAGCCTCCTCCTGCTTAAAGTGGCTATTTTGGCAAAGGCACTTAAACGGGGCCAGTCCACATCCGTCACATCGGGTCACAATCGTAATCATAAATCAGCCCTCCACCACCGCCAGCACGGCGAAATCATCGAAAATCTTGAACGGAATCCCGTCCACCACGCAGTCTTTTCCGTTGTAGGGGTTCACCACGACGCGGCTTCCGGCTTGGGCTTCGCACTTGCTGGACGTGCCGTGCACCATCAGCCGTCCGCACTGTGCCCGTTCGGCGTTGTGGCCGGTCTCGCGGACCACGTGGAGGCCGTTCACCGTCGTTGGCAGTTCCTCCAGCTTGACGAGGACTCGTTTTCCGGTGGGGCGAAACTTGAAGGAGCCTAGGGCCATGTCGGTGCAAACCTTTCATCCGGCGAGAATCCACTGTCAACTCTTTTACACATTCGGAATCGGCGTCAAATCCTTCGACCGAAACATTTCGCGCATTCGACTGGCCACTTTCAGCAGCGGATTCTCACTCCGCTGCGGCGTCGTTTTGGACTGTCCCAGCTGGAATCCGTGACGCCGCGCCATCTCCAGCAGGATCACGAAACTGTCCATCAGGTCAGGCGACTCTTTCGTCCGCTCCTTCATGTCGTCCTTCGGTTCCACCTGAACCTGAACGACGCCACCAACCTTGTTCGTCTCGCGATAGATGCGCTGGCAGCCTTCCTGCGCGCAGTCACGCGGCAACCCCCGTACCTGACCCAGCTTAACGGCCTCACGCACGGCGAACCAGAGACCCGTCACACGGTTCCGGTACGCCTGCGATTCCATCTCTTGACCGCCGGAGCGAACGGGTCGGTCGGGCGCATTGCCACCGAAGTCGATGGGCACGCATTTATGGCTCCAAAGATGGGCGAACTCCGAAGCCAGCGTGGCATTGCCCGTCGAGTCGTAGCCGAAGTTCTCCGGCGGTATGCCACGTTCCACGCACATCTTCATCACGAACTTCACAATCTGCGTGTCCACATCCTCGGTGCTGTTGACGATGGGGATGTTCACTTGCAGCTCCGGCTTCAAAATCTGAGCACCCGTGACATCCTCACCGAACGTTCCGATGGTGAAAATCTTCCGGTCGCCATCCGCCACCTTGCCGGGGTCCAGTGCCGCCACCTTCTTCAGCGGCGTGTTGCTCCACGTCACCTCGTTGAATGCCTTCCCGTCCTCGCAGAGCTGCATGGTCAGCACGCGCTTATCCAACGACAGCACGGGCATGATGCCGTAGTACATCATGGTCATGTTGATGTCGTTCGCGTCCTTGTAGTACGCCAGCTTCCGCTCAATCGTCTCCGGCTTTAGGATGCCGTGCCACGGGTTCACGCCTCTTGGGAAGTCACCGTTCGGAGTGTCGGGTCCGTAAATCTGGATGCCAACTCCACCATCACGAGTGGGCCAAGTGCGCGTCCGTTTCTCCTGACCGATGGCTGACCAGCCACCGACGGGCTCGCCCAGCTTGCCTAGCGAATCTAGCGGATCTTTCGGGTTCCCCATGCCGATGAACTGGACAGACACAGCGCCGCCCGTGGCAAGGTTCGCCATCGCGTCAATGGCACCCGAACCCATCAGCGAAAGCTCGTCCATGATGATGAGCAGCCGCTCGTTCTTGACGCCGACGTAGTTGGACATGCCGGTCCACTGGTCGGGGCCAACTTTGCACGCCACGCCCTTGATTCCGCCCTTGAAGCTACGGCCTTCGCCTTCCACGGACCCAGCCACCGTAAGCGAGTAGTTCGCGTCCGTGATGTGCCCGTCCAGCCATGGGCGAATCTCTTTCGCGGCCCGGTGGATGCCGCAAATCTCGCCCCACACGCGCTGAGGCAGAAGGTCTCGTGTCGTCGTGGAGACAAGACAGGTCAGTTCCGAAAGCCAGATTTGGAAGTTCAGGTAGGCCCACGCAGCGGACGTGTAGGTCTTGCCGGAGCTGCCCGGTCCGCAGATGGCCACTTGGTCATGCTTCACGAAGTTCTCGAACAGCAGTTCCGACCAGCGGTGCCATTCAAACTTGGGGAGCAGGGCAGTCAGCGCCTCGCGGTAGTGGTGCAGGTCATCCTTCCGTCCGGGGAACTTGTCGGGCTGTCGGATGCACTCCCGTTCGATCACAAACCGGTCGGTGCCGATAGGAAACGTGCGCCCGTAGAGCTGGAAGGTGCCGGATTTAGGTGCGCGTTGGATGTCCATTGCCGCTTGAACAATGGCACGCGACATGGTTAGGTTCAACCGGAATGCCAGTAAACGATCCAACCCGCGTGTACGACGGCAACAAGTCGTGGGACGGCGGCGTGGAGTCGTCGCTGCCTTCTACGCTGCTGAATCAGAACCAGTGCGCGTGGGCCACGAACCGGACCATGCGGGGTGGCTACAACAACAACCGGCCCGGTTGGACGCGCCGGCAGATCGGATACCCGCAGGCTCTATTCCAAGGTCTCGGCACCTACTACGCCGACAGCGGGCAAGTTTACGCGGCAGTTTCCATCGGTGGACGCATCTTCCTGACGGAGCTGGGCATTCCGAGCTATCCGATTACGGAGCTGACCGCCCAGCCATCAACCGTAACAGTGGTAGGAACTTCTGTGGCTGGAAGCGGCACTACCATGACGATCACATTCGTCGGCGCAGTGCCAAGCTGGATCACCATCGGTTCAGTCATCCTGACATCGGGATCATCCACGACGGACTACAATGGTCAGTTGGTGACTATCTCCTCCATCGTTGGGTTAGTTGTTACGGGGACCATCACCTACCCCGTAATTGAGGCTCATCCGGGAGGCAATCTCACCCTCAGTTCCACAGGCAACATAATCAACTCCGCCACCCAGCCCCACACTTGGTTCTCCCAAGGCCACCGAAACCTTGTCATCCAGAACAACCTTGAGCTGCCAATCTTCTACAACGGCGTATCGGTTCGGCGCAGCAACGGCAACACGACCACCCTCGCCACGCATGAGCTGCCGCCCGGTGGACCGATCTATTTTTGGGGCGGACGTTTCTGGTTCACGCAGAAGTCGAACTTCGGAGCCGGCAATCTGGCTGGTAGTGATCTCTCGCTAGCTGACCCGAACGACGCGGCCCTGCAATGCACAGACAACGACTTCCTAAACGAAGGTGGTCTTTTCACCACGCCCACAACGCAGGGTGACATCACTGCCATCACGTCCTCGCAGAACGTGGATACGGCCAACGGCGAAGGCAGCCTGCTTATCGGCACTCCGCAGGGCGTGTTCGCCTTCAACGCTCCCATCGACCGGACGGAATGGAAGAACCTTCAGCAGCCGATTCAGCAGTATGCACTCATCGGATTTGGCCCCGTGAGTCAGGAGAGTTTCGATACGGTAAACGCGGACATGTTCTTCCGCTCGTCTGACAGCCACGTCCGCACGTTCTTCTTCTCGCGCCGCGACTTCCAGACGCAGTGGGGCAACATCCCTATCAGCCGACAGCTTCAGCGTGCCATCGACGGTGAGGCGCAGAACTGGCTTTACGGTTGCAGTGGATGTGAGTGGAACAACTGGTATCTGTTCACGCTCAAGCCTCAACGCGACCAAGTGACGGGCATTTACTACAAGGGTCTTGGCGCTCTGGACTTCTTCAACGTCGGCGGCATCGGAAACAAGACCCCTCCGGCGTGGGATGGCGTGTGGTCTAGCATCCAGTTCTTCGGCATCTTCACGGCAACGATCAACAATCAGAAGCGACTGTTCGGATGGGTCCGAAACCAGTCGAACAACACCATCGAGCTTTGGGAGTGCGACCCGAACACCCGGCAGGATTACACCGGCTCTGCCTACGTGGACTTTCCATGGAGCTTTGAGACGCGCAGCTACAACTTCGCCGGTCAAGATTCTTCACTCCTTGACCTGAAACAGCTCAAGACTGCCGACCTCTGGATGGATCAGGTGTACGGTACCCTGAACATCTTGGGCTATTACAAGCCGTCCCTCGCGCCGCAATGGCTGCCGTGGGCGCAGACGAGCTATTGCGTTGGGACGACTTCCTGCGACCCCAACAGTTGCACACCTCCGGTCTTCAACAACCCGCTGCCTTACGACCGAATCGCCTTCCAGAACCCGGACCCTGCCGCCGGCCCGACGCTGAACAAGTCGTCGAGTTGGGGATACAACTTCGAGACACGCATCACCGGCACGGGGCAAGTTCGTTTCAAAGAGCTGCGGATGGCGGCTCAGGTTAAGCCGGAACCGACGACCGGAGACCTGTCGGGAAGCTCATGCCTGACCGCGCCGACTATCGCCTGCACCTCTGGGTGCCCCTCCGTTGCCGTGTGTGCGGTGAACGATTACTTGTAATTCCACACAACATGCTTAGGAATACGCCATGGCAGTCACGGTAACATTCAACGTTGGTGCGCTACCGACCCCTTTCTGTCCGGTGACGTGGCAGCAGACCTTCCAAGGGTTCGTCAATGCCCTGACGGGAACGGTCAACGGACTGTCGGCCACGGGCATCACAGTTTCGACCACGGCACCGGCTGCGGCGACGGCTCCGAACCTATGGCTTCAAGTCTCCGGGTCAGGCGTTCCGATCCAGCTCTACTCCTACAATGGCACGGCTGGCGATTGGGAGCCGATCAACGCGTCTTTCTTCTTCCCCGGCCTGACGGATACCGGAATCGTCAACGCCTACAAGGTCACTGTCTCTCCGTTCCCTACGGCAATCACACCCGGCGGTGCGCCCACTTCAGGGCTGATTACCGGGATGACGTTTGTGTTCAAGTCGATCCACACGAACACGGCTGCCTCCACATTTCAAGTCAACGCCTACGCAGCGGCTCCGATCCTGTCCGGCACTACGGCCCTGTACCCCGGTGCCATCGTCATCAATGACTGGTACATGGTGATGTGGGACGGCACGAATTGGCAGCTGCTCAACTCGTCAAACGTCGCACCCGGCACGGTGGATGGTCAGATTTACACCACGCGGGAGGTTCAAGTTGGACCTCCGGCGATTTTTCAGGCGCAGTGGGAGACGCGGGTTTATGCGACGGAGATTGCAGGTCAACAGGGAGTTCCAGCGGCCTCTTCATCCGTCACCTTTACCCACGGTCTGACCGTCAATGGAGCGGCTAAAACCCCAACCACTTTTGGAGCGTATCTGATTTGCATAGCAAACGACGGCACTTATTCGATTGGTGACACCATTCCTGTCCAGTCGTTCTTCTACCACCTTACCGATGGTGATGCGTTCATGATTTGCTGGGCAAACAGCGCCTTGATTGGAGTATCCCGGCAGGATGACATCGCATCCCTGAACATCACGAACAAGACCGGCGCTTCCTCAATGACCATCGACACGACCAAGTGGAAGGTAATCGCCTCGGGAAGCTACTGACCCATGCCCATCCGCTCCACCCTCGCAGACCTGCAAGCCGCCTTCACACAGGCGGACGCGCTCGGCTTCCTTGCCTGTTCCCCGAAGTTTCTCTCCCTCGCCAACCGGGCACAGAAGACACTTGCGGACGGCGGACGCTGGTACGGAACCGTGGTCACTGCCCGCTTCTGCCAATACAACGGGTGCATCACCTTCCCTCGAAGCGTTGCCACCGTCGAGAAGATGGACATCTGCCGGCATTCGGTTTACATCCGTAACCAGTGGTGGGAGTACCAGACGGACTATCCGGTGCCGTCCATGAACCGCTGCCAGCAATACGGCTGGACGCCGGAACTGCTTCCCCGGAACAACGTCTGCACGTTTCAGGACGTGACCGGAGCGCCGGCCTACATCCAGCTCTATCCGCAGTCGCTCGCCGACGTGGGCAAGATCGTCCTGCTTCAGGGTATCGACGCCGGGACAGGTGAGCCGGTGCAGGAGAACGTGACGCTCGCATCGCCCTACGCACAGTCCGCCTACCAGTACCTTCCGCCTGGCCTTACGGGAGTTCAGAAGCCAATTACAACGGCACAGATCAACGTCACAGCATATTACCCTTCGACCACATTGTCCGCACCGCTGGCTATCTGGGAGGCAAGTGAGACGGCTCCGTGGTACATCCGCAAGTACCTCGTCAACTTCCCGAACTACTGTCAGGCGAATGCGGCGGTCACGGGTGGCAACTGCTGCACGGACTACGGCACCGGTTGCGCTCCGTCCTTGGTGAACTGCCAGAACGGCATCGCCGCTTCGTTCTTGGTGCGTCTTGAGGTTGTACCCCTGCTCGTCCCGACCGACTGGCTTTTCATCAACAACATCGAAGCCATGCTGAGTGAGATCAAGGCGCTGAACGCGGATGACCAGAACCAGTTCGACATCGCTTCGGCGCATCACCAGTCGGCGCTTCAGAAGCTCCGCAACGAGCTGGACAAATACCAGCC